ACGGCGGTTACCAACCCGGTTGCCACCTTGACAGCATTCCGCACGCCGCAAGTCATCACCAACGCCAATACCGGCGACATCATTCTGGGCGGCACCCACGCCACTGGCATTGCGCCAGCCATCGCCACCGGCACCAGCTTCATCTCGCAGGGCGTCGAGATTGACATGGGCAACAAGGTTGACTTCAACGCCTTGCTGGGCGGCGAAACCGTTGACCTGACCCAGCGCGCCGTCACGGGAAAAGTCATGTTTGACCTCGACGCCGCATCCGAGGCTGCAGCTTACGCCGCTGTCGAAGCCAACACGCTTACCACCGTTGGCATGGTGCACGGCACGGTGGCGAATCAGCGCCTGCTCATGTGGTGCCCATCGGTGCAGCGCATCAACCCATCCAAGGGCGAGACCAACGGCAAACGCCTGGTCGGGTTCGATTTGCGCATGGTGCCCACAAGCGGCAATGACGAGATCCGCATCGTCACCAGCTTCTAAACCACCCGTATCGCAGGCTGTGTTAGCGGCCTGCTTTTTATAACAACGAAAGACAAGACCTCATGGCCCTCAAATTCGCAGTCGGCAACACCGTCAAGGTGCACGTCAAATTCACCACCAACGACAACGGCAAGCCGGTCAAGCTGGCCATCACCCTGGTGTGTGACCGCTACCCTGAAAAAGAGCTGCAAGAGCGCCTTGAACAGCCTGACCACACCTTGAAGGACTTCATGGTCGAAGCCACCACGGGCTGGGAGGCGCAAAACTTCCTGATTGACGACGAAACCGGCAAGCCCGCCGAATTCAGCAAGGCCAACCTTGCCGTGCTGCTCGGCTTTCCAGGCCTCGCCTCTGTGGCCTTCACCGCCTATCTGCAAGAACAGGCAGCCACAGTAAAAAACTAGCGGCAGCTGCCAGGCTGCACGCTCAAAACCAGCTCATTTTCAACAAGCCCGAGGCTACTGCCGATGAACCCAAAGCCGCTGAAGAGGCCATTGACGAAGCCCTTGCTAGTTTCGGGCTGGTGCGTGAAGGCCCGCTTGATCCCATTCAAAGTGAAGGCAGCTTTTATTTGTGGCCTGAAAACTTGCGCACCTGGCAGCTGTGGCTGGCCATTCAAACGCAGTGGGTCTGCAGCATGAGCGGACACACCGGCCTGGCTTATGCGGGCGTCATGGTGGTCATCGGCCACCACATTAAAAATCGCCGCCGGCAAAAACAAACCTTCATGGAGCTGCAAGCCATGGAGCGCGCCGCCCTGGAGGCATGGCAGCTAGAACGTGAAAAGCAGGCCACATCATGAACGTCAGCAGCACGGTAGGCGTGCGCTTCACCGGCGACGCACAAGGCCTGCTGGCGGCCTTGAAGCAAGGCGAGTCAGGCGTTTCCAATTTCTCTGACCGTGTACGGGTCAGCGCCGGCACCGCCTCACAAGGCTTTCAGGGCGCTGAGCTTTCGGCCAAACAAATGGCGCTTTCATTGCGCGGTTTGCCGGCCCAGTTCACCGACATCGCGGTCAGCCTGCAAGGCGGCCAGGCGCCACTGACCGTCTTTTTGCAGCAAGGTGGCCAGCTCAAAGACATGTTTGGCGGCATCGGCCCGGCCGCTCGCGCCATGACTGGTTATGTCGTGGGCCTGATCAATCCCTTCACGCTGGCAGCCGTGGCGACTGGCGCGCTGGCATTGGCCTGGTATCAGGGCGGGCTTGAGGCGCAGGCCTTCAACAGGGCGCTGGTAATGTCCGGCAACATTGCCGGCACCACGACCGGCCAGCTCACCAGCATGGCCAAGGCACTCAATGACAAAGGTTTTACGCAAGGCGCAGCAACTGCAACGCTGGCAGAACTCGCACAGTCGGGCAATGTAGCCAGCAACCAGCTGGAGCGCCTGGCAGGCGTTGCCCTGAGCCTGGAAAAAGCCACCGGCCAAAGCGTCACAAAAACGGTTGAGATCTATAAGCAGCTTGAAAAAGAGCCGCTAACTGCATCCACCAAGCTCAATGAATCGCTGCACCATCTGTCGCTGACGACTTACGAGCACATCAAGTCGCTTGATGGGCAAGGCAAATCTGCACAAGCGTCTGCGCTTGCACTAGAAGCCTATGCCACGTCGATGAACACGCGCAGCAAGCAGATCATCGACAGCCTCGGTTATTTGCAGACGGCCTGGCAGGGCGTCGGCAAGTGGGCGGCAAAGGCATGGGACAGCATGCTCAACGTGGGGCGCAAAGACACCCTGCAAGACCAGTTGGCCCAAATTGCGTCCGACATCGACAAAGCGCGCAACACCGACTTTGCCAAACGGGGTGGCAATGCAGATGACCGGGCAAAAAACCGGCTGCAGGCCATGCTGCAAATACAGGCCACCTTGCAAGAGCAAGTGCGCCTTGAAAGGCGTGGCGCCGACACGGCAGCAGAGCAGGGCCGCCTGGTTGAGGCCAAAGTCGATTGGGACCGCCAAAGCTCAGAGTACACAAGCAAAAGCGCCAAGATGGCCAAAGAGCTGCTAGAGGCGCAAACCAAAGGCCAGGCCTTGCTTGCCGCCGGCGCCATCACTGCAGAGCAGTACGCCGCGCGCCTGGCCGGTATCCGCGACAAGTTCAAGGAAGGGCCAGGCGCTGTTGACCCATTTAAAGCCATCCTCACCGGCATCCTTGAGCGCACAACAGCCAGCAAGCTCGAACTTGAGCAGCAAGACAAGCTGACTGATGGCCAAAAGTTCGCGTCCAAAATTCTTGAGAACGTGCGCAATGGCACCACCGAGCTGACTGCAGCCAAATCAGCATTGCTGGGCAAAGCGCTTGAAGAAATGCTGGTCAATGAAAAGCTGGTCAGCGTCCAGCGGTCAGCGCTCAAGGCCACCCAAGACGCTAACCAGGAACGCCAAAAATACCTGGACAGCTCGGCCAAGGAGCTTGCGAGCCTTAACGAGCAGATCGGCAAGCAGCAAGATCACAAAGCCACTATTGGCCAGTCAGAGTCCGCCATTGCAGCGCTCAGCGCGCAACGTGCCGTTGACAGCGCCACCACGCTCGAAGCCATCGCCATCAAGCAGCTTGATCGCAACCTCGATTACGAAAAATACGACTCCACCATGCAGGTCGTGGCCGCCATGCGCACCCTTGCGGCAGAGAAAGCCAGCGGCGGCGTGCTCGAAACAGCCAACAGCGAACTTAAAAAAGCGCAAGCCAACTGGACCAAGTTTTACGACAGCATCTACAGCGGACTGACAGACAGCTTGTATCGGGCCTTTGAAAAAGGCGGTTCGTTCTTCAGCAACTTCTGGGCAGGCATCAAAAACCTGTTTAAGACCACCGTGCTGAAACTAAGCATTCAGGGCGCGGTAGGCAGCGTCACCGGCGCGCTTGGCCTGACAGGTGCAACGAGCGCGCTGGCTGGCCAGGCTGGCGGTGGCCTTCTAGGCGGCTTGTCCAACCTCTCAACCCTGAGCAGCATCGGCAGCGCCATCGGCACTGGCTTTGCGGGCACTGTTGGCTCTACCGTAGGCACTTTGTTTGGCACCGTCGCGGGCAATACCGCCACCGGCATGGCTTTGGGCCTGGGCTCTGGCTCTTCGCTGGCGGCCGCTTCTGCTGCATCAGTGGCCGGCGGCGGTGCTGCAGCCGGTGCGGGCTTGAGTTCGGTCACGGCGGCGCTCGGTGCCATCCCTGGCATTGGCTGGGCTGCGCTGGCGGCAGTGGCTGTAGCATCCATCTTCGGCGGACGCGGCAAAAAAGAAAACACCGGCAGCGGCCTGACCGGCACCCTCAGCGCCGGCGGGGCCGATGTTCAGCAGTACTCCGACTGGAAGCAAGACGGCGGCTGGTTTCGCAGCGACCGCAGCGGGCGCGACCTGAACGCCGTTAGCGGCGAGCTGCAGCAAATGCTCAGCACCTCAACAGCCAGTATCACCAGCAGCACCAAGGCCTATGCTGCATCGCTGGGCCTGACCGCATCGGCGGTTGACGGCTTCACACGCGACATCAACATCAGCCTCAAAGGGCTCGATGAGGCTGCACAGCAAAAAGCCATCATGGCCAGCCTGGGCGACTTTGCCGATGGCATGGCCGGCGTCTACACCGGCGTGCTGTCGCTACAAAATGCCGGTGAAACGACCTCTGCCGCGCTGGCCCGGCTGTCAACCAGCCTGGTCACAACCAACGCCTGGCTCAGCATGTTGCGCCAGCGCCTGCTGCAGGTCAGCCTGTCGGGTGCAGACGCTGCAAGCAAGCTGGCTGACGCATTCGGCGGTCTCGACAAGCTGGGCGAATCCGTCAAGGCGTATTACGACCTCTATTACAGCGAGACAGAGCGCGCGGCCCATAGCACGCAAGGCATGACCGCCGCGCTGGCAGCGCTGGGCATTGCCATGCCAACCACCAAGGACGCCTTCCGCGCCGTGGCTGAAAGCCTCGACCTCAACACCGAGTCAGGCCGCAAGGCCTATGCCACGCTGCTCACGATTGCGCCCGAGTTTTCAGCCGCCGCTGACCAGGCCGTAAAAATAGCGCAAGACATGGCCACCCGGCTGCTCGACACCTTCAGCGGCAAGCAGCAGCTGATCCCGCTGCTCAACGCCACGCTAGGCCGGTTTGACGCGCTTGGCACCGGGCTGGCCAGCACCACCGCCAGCACGCTGAACATGGGCAACGCCACCGGCTGGATCAACACGCTGCTGGGCCAGTCGGCATCGGGCCTGCTGTTTTTTGGTGACCGTATCGCCGGGCTTGACCAGCCCTTGAGCGGTGCCCAGCTGGCCGCGCTGAGCCTGACTGACCAGATCCTCGCGCTCAAGCTCAACGCAAGCCGCACCGTGACCGATATTGCCGGGCTCAGCACCGCGCTGGCCAGCGTCAACACCGAGACCTTCAT